CACGATCAGAACCAGATTCTGATCGTGTTAGAGTCGAGATTGTAACATTAGTATTACCTTCAATTGTTCCGCTTAATGCAAATGTTGTAGCACCATTACCTTCTACACCATCAGTAGATAACCACTCAAGCATAACAACATTACCGCCAGTTAATTTCTTAGAAGTGATACCATCGCCGAAATAAACTTCAAAACGTTCAGAAACAGCTTCTTGTAAATAATACGCTTTAGAAGCATAGTTTAATTTAGTAAAGTCTTTAGCAAGTGTGTATACATCAAACGCTGATGCTGATTCATTCTCTTTAACTTTAACAATAATGGTATTTCTATCTGTGTTTAAGTCTTGAATCTCATAATATTGGTGATCGTCAAATGAATCAACGACGTAAAATGTAGATTTTAACTTGCCCTGATATAACGTAACATTTGAGAATGTATACACTCCACCAACTGGAGTAACTGTTTGTGTATCAAGTGTGGTGAATACATATTGCTTATCATTAATTGTAGTTGTAAATTCTGTGCCACGATCAAGCGTTAACTTAGAAGGAGATCCAGCTGGACTATTAACTGTAATGTCAACCGTTGCAAATGCAGCAGTCTTAGAACGAGGAATATAACCCAATAGTTTAGCGTGTGATACAATATTTGAACGGCGATCAGCAGAGTCAAGGAATACTTCATTAATAGCCATGTTTGCATTAACAGCATTATAGTGTGTATTATAAGCAAGCAAGTCTATGAGAACTGCCATACCTGAACCCTCAAAATCATAGTCAGTAAATTTACCTTGATTCTGAAGAGATTTAAGGTGATTCTTTAGATTGTCCTTAATTTGGAAAAAATCTAGTTCGGTTACCTTGAGTGCCATATTATCTTATTCTCTCTAATACAATCGTTGATGTTGCTACTTGTTCAGTAGACAATATTTGAAATTCTAGTGTTAATCTATAGGCATTTTCATCTTCAAAAAACTCTGAAGCGATATCAAGAATACGAACTCTTGGTTCAAAGTTATTAATAACTCTACGTACTGCTTCTTCAATGCCATGAATTGTGATCTCATCGGCTGGTTCAAATAATAGTCCACGTACTCCAGAACCAATTTCTGGTTGGAATGGTCTTTCATTAAAATTAGTTAGTACTAAATTCACCACAGATCTTTTAACTGCATCAGTATCACGCAGTGGATTAAGATCGCCAGTTACTGGATTTGCTCTAAACAATAGATCCAAGTCTGCATACGTAGATTCTCTTCTACCATACGATAGGCTGCGCATCGGCGCAGGAGCAGATGGATCTGTTATTGATAGCGGTTTATCTGATAGATTTTGTGATCGCATGGTTCTATTTATTATGCAGAAAATACACTATAGGCTTTTTCAGAAAGTTTTATTCTTTCTTTATACCCACCAATTTTTGCTGGATCTGCATTTGGTTTACCTGCATTAACTAATGCACCGCATTCACCCCAAAGTTTTTTATCAGCATATTCAGAGATATTTTTTGTCTTAAAATACCAGCAACCAGTCTCAACAGCAATATTCTTATCTGTAACCACCAAATCAGGATTCTTCACTAAACGGTCATCACCAAAGAAGGCTTTAGAAGCTCTTAAATAGTTGTCTTTAAATGTCAACTGTTTTAATCCACGCCCACGATATTTCCAACCATCACCTGGTTGAGGATCTAATAATTTACGTTCTACCATATAGATGATGTTAGCTACATACTCTGCACCTTTAGAAACAGCAATTTGTGCCTCTTCAAGAGTAGCAAAACGTTTATGACCAGGATTTAACATAGTAAACAGATATTTTGCGTCATATCTAACAGTTTCTTCAATATTTTTCCAATTAGTCTCTACACCAACATTACCAACAAATGCTGCAACACGCTCAGGTGTAGTAATATTGTATTTTGGTAACATGGTATTGAGATATTCATACCATTCACCAGCAGCAGTACCACCAGCTTTAATCAGTTTATCTTTTGTAAAGGCAAATGTAAAACCTGCAGATGGAGGAGAAGACGGTTTAGTTTCTACAACTGGATCTTTTTTAGGAGTTACTGGAGGCGTTGGTTTAGGTTTTGGAGTATCATACACTGGTGCACCAGTAGTATCTGTAACAACCATCACACTACCATTCGAATCAGTTGTAGTCTTAGGCTGTACTTCAACGTTAGGAACTGCAGGTACTTCTTTTCCAGTTACAGGATCAATTTTCTTTTCATCACAAATATTTGATACTATAGACTCAACGGAAGTTTCTGATAGTTTCTGTTGTACATTTTGGAAAGCTGCACCAACATTACCTAATGCATCATTAAGTTGTGCAAAGATATCTTTATTACCTTGAGCGTTTAATCCTGCAGGTTTAGGAATCTTTGCAATAATAGCATCTAAATCTTGAACAGCTGTACCAAATTTCTTTTTTAATTCTGCAACTTTAGCTGTGTATTCATCAGGAGTTAAATTTGGAAGATTAATCAACTCTTCTCGCAAGTTTGTCGACGGAAGTTGAGGAACATTAACTTCTTTTAACTTATTTTTAATAGTGTCAGCAATAGAACCAATATCGCCAATACCATTTAAACCTGTGGCGATCTTTTCTTTTAGACTGTCTATTCCTGCCTTAGCTTCATCTAAGGCAGCATTAATTCCACATGGAGATGCCATATTTTATCCTTAGTTTAGATTAATCTTAGCAGCGGTGACGCCGAAGTTACCAGTTGATGTCATATTAGTTGTAGTATCTGAAGTCCAAGAATTAGAACCAGCTGAATGTTCAGAGAAGCTTCCACCAACTTCGATATGGAAATTACCAACAGTGGTTATAGTCATGTTCGCATTACACTTGAGGTTCCAATCTGCTTCAGAACCAAACTCTAAACCATCTTTTGATAAGAATCGTTGAGTTGAATTTGTTGATACCGATTGTGCACCGTTTGAGAACGTGCTCATAGTATCTAAGAACACATTATCTACTTTTCCTGTTACCATCAATGATGATGTTCCGCCAATTGTCTCTGTCTTATTGACATCTATTAACAACGTTTGATTCTTACCGATACGAGTCAAGAAATCTTCTTTAACGTTTAAGTTAAAGTTACCAACGGTTTCAATTGCATCATTTTGTGATATCTTAGTATACCGATTACCATGGACTTTTAAGTTATAGTCACCCATAACTTCCATCACATAATCGCCTTTAACTAAAACACGCTGATCGCCTTCAATCGTAATATTTTGCGTACCACGAATTAATATATTGTCATCATAGACAACGATCGTATAATTTTCGCCAGAAACTTTAGTTACTTTATCGCCATCTGGGAATATCTCGTAAAATGTACCTGCAGGATGATGCTCAACAATTCGCGTGTTATTTTCAGAATCGTCGATCTCACGGATGACTCCTGTTTCACTCTCAAAGGTGTGGACGAATGGATATGTTCCTCTAACTCCACGACGTGGTTCTGGCTCTTCCCATGAGCCCCTAGATTCTTCTGAGGAGTCACTTACAACTGTAGGAATATAAGGCTTAGTAGCTTTTTCAATCCCCTTAACCTGCTCTTGATAGCGAGAATAATAAGATACATGATCTTTCCATTCATTTCTCGCTACTTTACTTACATCAGTCTCATTATACCAACGAGGATAGTTACCATTAAAATCTTTAAATGCACCGCGTTCATTAGCATTTTGTGTTGGATATCCATGGATAGAACCTAAGATGATGGGATCTTGACAGCTATCACCATCTGCAAAGAATCCAACAACCCATGAACCTTCAACTAAACCGGTTGGAGACCATCCCAATCCTGAGATAGAAGCAGAAGTTGTAGGCATCATTGTATGAGCCCAAGGTAAATCACTTGTTCTAATCTTTGTTGTATCATCTGTGTGCAAACCAAATATACGAACGCGCACACGACCCATTTCTTGTGGATCATCACGATCTTCTACAACACCAGTAAACCAATTCATGTAATTCTTCATTGTTTATCCACGCTTCTTAACTTTCTTGCCAAGAGAATCTCTGACAACATCCATAATAATACTATACTTACCATCAACCATCTTATGGTGAACATGCATCACCAAATACTTGCCTGAAATATATTCGTTAATATCTTTTGTAGAACCATGGATAGAAGGTCTATCGCGATCTACCTCAAACTCGATAACTTTACCTGGAGTTAGATCAGTTCTACCACGAACTACCATACTCATAGTAGTTAAACCAAGTTGATAGATGTAAGGATCAGTCTCTAACTTTGTAAACTCAGCTTCATTATTATAGTTGTTATATTCTTGTTTTCCAAATGCCTTTGCATTCTTATTTACAACATGATGAATAGAATCATACTCATTAATTGACTTGTCGTTTATTTTAAAATTATCATTGATAAATGGTATGCTATCTAAGTGACTCTTCTTTTTAAAGTCTTTTAAGTAATCGTACTTTAATAACTTATATGTACGAGTACCAATATCAACTGTGTGCATACCAGAACCAAATGTTCCGCGTAACGTATTTTTATATGTGTTTGAATAATCTTTTATATCATATTCAATAGCAACGTTAAAAGTAGCTTGTTGTTGGCCTGCATCGTCTTTAGCTGCAGTACCACCTTTGTGCACAAACTTATTATAAGTCTTTTTATTGAACATAGTTGTATAAGACTCTAACTTGTGACCATCAATAAATGTTTCATAAAAAGCAAATGGAGTTTGCTTAGTATCCATAGCTTTACGAGTTAACCAATCAATCGCTTGGAATGGATTCCAGTTTGGAATAACCACCTTATAGTTACCATTAGTTTCTTCAAGCGTCAGTATTGTACCTTTTAGGTAATCACGCATGATATCATCAATTGCTTTTGAAACCTTGCCAGTATATGCTTGAGACACAAGCACTAAACTATTCATCATCTGTTCAGGCGTGATTAGCTTAAGTGTATACATCGAAGCTTGATTATTAGCACGAAGATAGTTAGCTACTGATGCGACATAGAAAGTCTTCTTGATTTTCTTACCACCTTCAGTGATAGTCATATCAATCTTTTCTTGTCCCACAATGGGTGCTGTTTCTAAGAAGTTCGCAGCATCAGATATACCAAGTTCTACCTTGATATAAGGGCTCATCAGTGATTCGTAGATATCGATCGATATTACTAGATCTTTAATCTCTAATTTTTCACCAGTAGATGATGTAAGTTGAATCGAGTCAACCGAATAATCAAATTTACCTAATGACATTATTGACCGTCTGGATTAATCTGTTTATAGAATTCGTCTGCAACATAACTTATGTATTCTGGACGAATAACACGAATGTCAGTCTTATATTCATTCCAAATACGTTCATGTTCAGCATTAGTAACTGGATAAGCGCGAGGAGTAGTTCTTCGTACCCAATTTCCTTGTTCATCTTCAAAATGTTGAGGTGCATCTTTATATGCAATCTGTGCACTAATAGTTGCAGTGTGTCCAGATGTTAAACCTCTAATAAGTTCGTTATCCTTAAATGTCTTACCATTAATTGGATCAAATCTAATAACACCAAGGTTTGGTT